TTCACCATGCCGCTGGTCTATTACAAGGAAACCGTCGACGGCATGGTGCTGTTCGAGATCGACGTGCTCAACCACGTCTTCGTCGTCGATGGCATCGACATCCTCGCCGCGCAGCGCGCCGCGATGGGCCACTGGTAAGCCCTTCCCTTCACGACGGCACCTTCGGGTGCAGCGTCTCCCTGTTGCAAGGATTTCCGTCATGACCGAACGCAAGACCGCCGCCACCATTCCGCTGGAAGAACCCATCGAACGCGGCACGCAGACCATCACGCACGTCACCGTGCGCAAACCCAAGTCCGGCGAACTGCGCGGCACGCAGTTGGTGAACCTGCTGCACATGGACGTCGCCGCGCTGGAAACCGTCCTGCCGCGCATCACGCAGCCCACGCTCACCAAGGCGGAGGTGGCGAACCTCGATCCGGCGGACCTCACGCAATTTGGTGTGGAGGTGTCTGGTTTTTTGTTGACGAGAGCGAACCGCGAGGGCTTCCCGCCCGCGTAGAGGATGCGATGGCCGATATCGCGGTGGTGTTCCACTGGGCACCACCGGTGATGGATGCGATGGACGTGACGGAACTGATGGACTGGCGCGAGCAGGCGCGCCTTCGCAACGGTGTGGAGGACTGATGGATTTAAAGCTCAGCGTGCTGCTCAGTGCGATCGATCGCGCCACTGCGCCGTTGCGGGCCATTGCCGGCAGTTCGTCCAACACCTCCAAGGCGCTGCGCGAAACACGCCAGCGCCTGAAGGAACTGGAGAAGGCGCAGGCGGAACTGAAGGGCTTTCGCGACCTGAAGGCCGGTACACAGCAGCTAGCCATCCAGATGAACGCGGCACGCGCGCGCGCCACGGAACTCGGCAAAGCGATCGCCGGCACGACCGCACCGACCCGCGCACAGCGGCGCGAATTCGACGCGGCGAAGCGCCAAGCTGAAACACTCAGCCGTCAATACGTGACACAGACACGGCGCTTACAGCAGATGCGCGAAGGGCTCGCTGCCGCGGGCATTCATACGCGCAACCTGGTGCAGCAGGAGCGGCAGTTGCGCGACGCCGTCGCCGCGTCCACCAAACAGATGGAGGCACAGCAGCAGCGACTGAAGCAGCTCAGCCAGCAACAGCAACGCATGGGTGCAGCGCGCGAAGCCATGATACGGACCCAAGCCATGGGCACGCACATGGCGGTGGGCGGTGCCGCGGCGATGGTGACCGGCCAGCATGTGCTCGGTGCGCTGAGTCCCGCCATGCAGGAAGCCAAGGCGTTCCAGACGCAGGTCGCGCAGTTGCGCGCGATGGGCGTCGGCGATGCGACGGTGACCGACGCCGTGAAGTTCGCGCGCGGCATGGACATCATGGGCACCAGTGCCACGGAGAACTTGAAGCTCCTAAAAGAGAGCTACGGCGTGCTGCGTGACATGCACGAATCCGAACAGGTCGCGCCCTATCTCGCGCGCATGAAGTTCGGCATCGAAACCGTGATGGCCAACGGGGGCCACGGTGACGGTCACGGCACCAATGCCGAAGCGATGTTCATGGATCTTTTGAAGGTCGCGGAACTCCGCGGTGCCGCGAAAGATCCCGCACGGCTGAAACAGGTGCTCGACTTCGCCACACAGGCCTATGTCGCCTCCGGTGGCCTGGTGAAGCCGGAAGACCTGCTCAACATGATCAAGACCGGTGGCATCGCGGCGAAGCAGCTCGATGACACCCCCTTCTTCTTCGGCATGCTGCACACCATGCAGGAAATGGGCGGCCACCGTGCCGGCACCGGACTTGCCACCGCGTATCAGAACTGGGCCGCGGGTCGCACCACGCAGCAGTCGGCCGAAGAATTGGTGCAGCTCGGATTGATCAAATCCGGCGCCGTGAAATACGGCAAGACCGGCCACGTCACCAAGCTGCTACCTGATGCGCTCAAGGAGGGCGACCTCTATCGCACGAACCCGTTTGAGTTCTTGATGACGCGCGTCGTGCCGCGCCTCAACCCAGACGGCAAGCTCAGCGACCAACAGGTGATCAGCAAGATCAATGCGCTGTTCTCCGGCCGCAAGGGCGGTGACTTGTTTGCCTCGCTCTATCTGGAGCGCGCGAACATTGCGAAGCATCTGGCCGCTGCACCGAAAGCCTACGGCGTGAATGCGCTGTATGACGAAGCCAAGCAAACTGCCGCGGGTCAGGAAGCCGAACTGCTCGCGCGGAAGTCCGATCTCTACCGCGAACTCGGCACGCAGTTGCTGCCCGTCTACGTATCCGGCCTGCAAAAACTCACCAGCGCCGTGCGCCATCTCACTGGGTGGAATCAAAACCATCCGATGCTCGCCAAGGGCATCCTGATCGTCGCCGGAAGCCTTGGCGTGCTGATGACGGTCATCGGCGGTTTGATGGTGGGTTTAGGCGGCTTGGTCGGCCAGTTCGCGCTGCTGCGCTTTCTGCTGCGTATGGACGGACTGACGCTCGGCGGTGGTGGCGGTGCGGGACTCGCACGCCTGTTTCCGCTACTCATCAGCGGCGCGCGCGCCACGGCGGTGGCGGTGCTGGGTTTAAGCGCACCGATGCTGGCGTTGATCGCGCTGATCACGATCGCCGCGATGGTGGTCACCAAATACTGGGGACCGATTCGTGCGTGGCTGGAAGGTGTGGGCCAAGGCATCGCGCAAACGGTGGGACCGGCGTTCCAACGTCTCGGCGCGGTGCTGTACGACGTGTTTGCCCCGTTGGGGTCGATGCTCGCCACGATCTGGGGCTGGCTCTCGCAGCTTTGGCAGCCGTTCGAAGCGACGAGCCAGCAGCTCGATGCGGCACGGCAAAACGGTGTCGCGTTCGGCACGCTCGTCGGCGGTGCCATCGCGGGTGTCATCGATGCGATCACGCTGGCCGTGCGCGCCTTCGTCTGGCTGGGCGAAGCGATGGGCACAGCCGCTGGCTGGGCAGTCACACACTGGGAACCGGTCAAGGGGTGGTTTGTCGACATGTGGCAAACCATCGAAAACGCGGCACGCAAAACGCTGGACTGGATCGCCGACAAGTTGCAAGGCGTGCGCGATCTGATCGCACGCATTCGTAGCTTCGGCAACAGCCCGGCACCGGCCGGTGGCGTACCGATTGAATGGATCATGCCCGGCGACCGCGAACGCGCACGCCAAGTCGCCGAAACGATCGGACGCACGCCTATGTCTGGGCAACCAGGCACCACGGGCCAGGGCGCGATCAACACCGCGAGTCCGATGGGCACACGCACTGCTGCCGGCAACACGTACCAGGTGCACATCGATGCACGCGGCGCGGAACCGTCGCAGGTGAAGCGCGCGGTGCAGGACGCGCTCAACGATCACGCGCGGGCACAGCGCGCGCGGACGAATTCCCGTTATGTGGACGAGGGCTGACATGCTCGGTTATACCCTGATGGCCTTCGGGCCGTTTGCGTTCGGCATGCAAACCGCCGCGTATGACGAACTGCGCCGGCAAATGCAGTTCAAGCACGGCGCCGCCGTGCGTGTGGGCGAACGCGACAACTACCAGTACCTCGGTGCGGGCGAGGAAATCGTCACATTGAGCGGCACGGTGGCGCCCGGCATCACCGGCACGCTGGCATCCATCACGCAATTGGAGAACATGGGATTGGGTGGTCAGGCGTATGTACTGGTGGACGGCGCCGGCTACGTGTATGGCGTCTATTTCATCCAGAGTTTGGAGACCACGCAGCGCCACCTCTTTGCCGATGGCACGCCGCGCCGCGTCGATTTTGCGCTGACGCTCTGTCGCTCAGACAACCTGCCTGCCGATGAACCGGCCAACACGGGAACGCGTGGATGATCCGCGAACGTAGCGCGATCGTGCGCCCGGTCTTCAAGGTGGTGGTCGGTGGCACCGACGTCACGCGCCGCCTGGAATCGCATCTCAGCAGCATGACCTTGATCGCCTGTCGTGAGGATCACGCGGATCAACTTGAGATGGAATTTGAGGACACCGCAGGACGCATCGCGATGCCGCGCAAAGGCGTGAGCATCGAGGTGTCGTTGGGCTTCGACACCGGCGGCATGTGCCTGCAGGGCTCTTACATCGTGGATGAAGTGGAGCACCGTGGTGCACCGGACACCATCACTGTGCGGGCCCGCAGCGCGCGCGTATCCGGGCCGCTAGCCGTGCGCAAGGAGCGCAGTTGGAGCGACACTACGGTGGGCCACATCGTCAGCGTCATCGCGGGCGAGCATGGCCTCACGCCGCGCGTATCCGACAAGCTCGCGAGCGAGCCCGTCTCGCAGCTCGATCAGACCGAAAGCGACATGGCGCTGCTACGTCGTCTTGGAAAGCACTGGGATGCCGTGGCGACGGTGAAGAACGGCTGCCTGGTGTTTGCACCCATTGGCGAAGCGAAGACGGCCGGCGGTACGTCGCTACCGACCGTCACCCTACGGCGAAGCCATGGCGATCGGCATCATTTTCAAGAGATCGACCGCAGCGCCTATACCGGCGTGCGGGCCCGCTGGTATGACATGAACGGTGCGCGCGGCCACCTGGCGCTTGCCGGCAAGAATGGGCATGTCAAAATCCTGCGCGGCGATTTCCCAGCCGAAGCGGACGCGAAGCGGGCAGCTGAAGCCGAACTGGCGCGCGTGAAACGTGGGGCGGCAACGTTCACGCTGGATCTGGCCATCGGCCGCCCGGACATCTTTCCTGAAATGCCAGTGAAGCTAGCAGGATGGCCAGATGCCATCATCGCTTACGAATGGATTGTCGCCAAGACCACACACAAGCTCGACGGCAACGGTGGTTATCTCACTTCGTTGGAATTGGAAAATAAATCAGCGTCAAGCGATCACACTGTGCCAGATGAAGACGACGACGCCACTCTATCGACTCAGTAAACACGGGCAACTAATCAGCACAATCTAGAACATTGATTGCTATGGTGACGATGTCAGCAGCATATAGACCACTTTCGATCAACGAATGAGAAGAACGTGATCTTCAAGTTCGAAGCATTCCAGATCGCCCTTTCATCTAATGTTCTCTTGCCAACTTTCGAGCGACGCTGACGTGATTCTCAAGCGCCTCAACGTCCACTGATCGCCATCCTTTGTCATAACAGATTCGCTGCAATCGTGTGGCGATCATGAGCGTGGCCCTTAAAAGTTTTACAGCAGAAGCTCGACACTGAAACTGCATCTGCGCGGAACCCGCTAGACACTGTATTTGGCACTCGTCACCAGCTTCTCTCCGGACTGACAACCAAAATGGCCCCTCCATAAAGCGGAGCTCGACCTCTTCTGTCCGACCCTCTACTAAACCAATGAGCGCCGTAAGCCACCAATCAACGATTACGACCACCGCATCATTCCACTCTCTCTCCGGAAACTGAAATACTCCGAAGTCAAAAAATACTATTCCGGTTATCAGACCGCGACCTGTGAAATCAATTGACTCCTCAATCAGTTCAACCTGAAGCTCTTGCATAGATGTTACCTGCTTGTTGGGTATGCTGTTTCAATCGTTCGCGTGTCTGTATTGACCCACATCTCTATCTGTGTGCCACCAGACTCACCGCGAACAAGCACCCTATTTCCCTGGCTGGCAACTCGTTCGCTATATCGGTACGCTTGACGCACCGCGTTCTGTACCTGATTGACGGACATACTCTCCGAAAACAGAGTCTTTAGGGAACTAACTCGAGAGCCTCCTATCATATGACCAGACGCGATGTGCTCCATGTCGATGGCGATACGTCGCCAACCAGGTAAATTAATTGGCTTAAGTACCTTCGCTGCACCTACCTCCAGCCCATCCTCTGGTATAACGGCCAGGCCGGCGAATATCCAATCGCTGGTACTACAGCCCTGACCAGCAGCGCAAGCTCCGAGTGAAGCTCCAGGTATCGCATCAGCCACAGGCGCGGCAGTCGCTGCTGCGTCAGATATACCTTCATTTACTGCGCTATTCATGGCGGTAGCGGCGGCCTGGGCCTGCTGGGTGATCATCCCCCCACTGGACGCTGTATTCGCATCGCCAAAAGCTCCGCTAGCAACCCTACTGAAGTCGTCCGAAATTTGGCGCATCATCCTGCACATTGGACCACCACAGTCGTCCTCCATGCCGGTAGGGTCCATGCCCATAATCGGGTTGTTATTGACGTATGCGTATCGATTGAAGTTGAACGCATCGCCTGCCGATGGTTTGACAGGATCTGTGCTCAAAAAATGCCCCGTCACTGGGTCGTAGTACCTCGCCTGCATGTAAACGAGATTCGTCTCCGGGTCGTTCACATGCCCGGTATACCCAGGACCTTTGGGGGTAGAGCCAGGCGTCGACGTACCTTGCGGCGCATAGGTTCCATAAGGCGTGTACTCAAACGTCGCCGTAATGTTGCCGCTTGCATCCGCTTCTGCGAGCGGCGTTCCCTGCGGATCAGTGTAGACATAAGTTACCGTTCCGCCTGTCTGCGCAAGCGCATGCGTACCCACTACGAGCAAACTCAGTGCCAACCAACGGAGCAAAGCCCCTATAGAACTTCGTATTTGCCGCCTCTTATGCATATCCATGGTGTAACGTCCTTAATCGTCAATTTGCGACGAATGATCGACTAGCACTGACCGATCGGCGTATTGTCTGGGCCTCATGCAGGGTGCTTTAGCAACAGCTTGAGACCGACGACAACCGTTCGTCACCGAGGTTAGTCATTGCTCCACGGCGAACACCCTGCGCTATTGCATGCTTCCACGTTGAAGGAGCGCAAGGCGCCGTAGGCGTAACTGCCGGACCAGCTTGTGTTGGTCCCCGAATACACCTGCGTATCGGTGGCGCCGTTAACTTCCCGCACCACGTAATACGTTGCATTGGGCACTGCTGCCCAGGTAACCGTTGCGAATATGAACTTGCCTGTAGAACTTTGTTTCACTGTGACTGTAGGCGTTGCGGGAACCAGTGAAACCGTCTCAGTGATTTGGTTGCTCCATCCACTGCAACCGCCCGCATCGCAGGCATTGACCATATAGATATAGCTCCCGGCACTCTGGCCGCTTACGCTCCAACTCGTCGCACCATTGGACTGCACGGCAGTCCATGAAGACCCGCCATTAGTGCTTTGCATGAGGGTGTAGCTAGTCGCTGTGGCGACCGCAGTCCAGCTCAACGAATAACTACCGGTACTCGACCCGCCACCGCTCAGTGATGGCGCCGAAGATGGTGGGTAGTTCACCGTAACGGTATTGGTCCCGCTCCACGGTCCACATTGATTTCCGTTACAAGCCTGGACGCGATAACCATAGGTCCCGTTGCCTTCGCCACTGGCACTCCAGCTCGTAGCGCTCGTTGCTTGAATAGTGCTCCAGCTACCGCCATTGACTTGCTGCTGCAAATTGTAGGTCGTGGCTGTTGCGACACTGGTCCAGCTCACGGTGTAAGGGCTGAAGTTGACCACGCCTGAGGGTGTACTCAAGCTCGGCGCGCTGGCAGGTGGAAGTGTGACCACCATGGGACCCGCCGATACCCACGTAGTACATACGGTCGCACCCCCTGTGGCATTGCAAGCATCCAACTGGAATGTATAGCTACCGTTACCCAAGTTCGACAGAACGGTGCTCGTATTGGATCCACTGTAAACCGTGACCCAGACGGGAGTTCCACTCGTAGAATTCTTTTGGAGCGTATACGTGGTCACAGGCGATGAAGCCGTCCAGTTAATGGTTTGCGTACCGGTATTGTTTGTTGATGGCACCGAAAAAGTAGGTAATGGGGTTGGCGTTACGCCATAGTTGGTATTCACGGTTACAGCATTGGACGTGGTGCTCCAACCTGCTGCGTTGCCTCCATTGAGGGCAGCTTCTACTCGGTAGGTATAGCTCCCCGACGTCGTACCAGGACGACTGACCGAGGTTGCCAGCGTGGAGGCAACGGTATTCCAAGCGCCGCCATTGAATGATTCCTGCAACGTGTAAACGACACTGTTGCCCGCTGAAGCCGTCCAACTAACAAGATACGTTCCATTGACGATGCCGCTAGGCACCGTGATAACGGGAATCGTCGGCAAGACTTGCAGCGAGGGTGCTGATGTCCAAGGACCGCATACACCGCCCTCACACGCTTGAACCTGATAGGTGTATTGACCTGCAGCGAGTCCGGTCACAGACAGACTCGTCGCATTTCCGCCATTGACTGCTGTGGTTTGAACGCCGTTGCTGACGTTGTAGCTCGTGGCACCTGCCACGACGGTCCAGCTTACCGTGAAGGTGCCTGTATTGACGTAGCTGCTCAGGCTGACCGAGCTCGGGCTGCCCGGCTGCGGCATTACGTGCTTAGCGATGAGCTTGGTGCCAAGGTAAATGTAGTTCGTTCCCGTCGCCGACGCCGGATCGAACTCATACATCAGTTGGCCGCCATGATCGTAGAAGTAATACGCGGTCACACCTCCATTGGCCGCCGTTTTGGCGATACGCCGGCCTTTGGCGTCATAGGCGTAGCCCCCTACCCCAGATACTTGCAGCAGCTGATCTTCCGCGTCGAAGGTGTAATTCGTGGTGGTGCCGCCGCTGCTTAGGCTGTTACGGTTTCCCTGCGGATCGTAACCGTAAACAGTAATGGTGTTAGCACCCTCCGACACACTCGTAAGCTGATTATTTGCATTGTAGTTGAGCGTGAGTGTGTTGCCACCTGTCAATCGGCTGCGCAGGTTGTTGAGTGCGTCGTAGGTGTAGGTCTCTGTGCCATACAGCCCGTTCGCCGTTGCATTGGTGAGGCGATTGAGCGCGTCGTACGCGAATGATTTGGTACGGGCATTGTTAACGAGGTCATTGACATTCGTGATGTTACCGTTTGCGTCGTAAACGAAGTCCTCGCTAAGGTTCAAGGCGCTCCCCACGCCGTAGCTGAAATTATTCAGCAGTTGGCGACTGTTCTGTTGAGCGACGTAGCTTGCACCGTTGCCGTAGTTGAATCCTGCTACCTGATTATTCGGGAAGTAGGTGATACCGCTTGCATAACCACCCACTTGCGTCGCGCGCCCTCGTTCGTCCGGCTTATAGGCCACTCCTTCACTACTGCCGTTGTAGGACGGGTAGCCAATCGCTGCGAGATGCCCCCAATCATCGTAGCTGTATGCCATCGCCCAGGCATGACCCGGCACGGATAGCACTTCGGTGGCGAGCATGTTTCGGGAGTTGTATGTGAAGCCTTGCGAACCGATTCCCGACGTTGCGGTTGCAACGTTGCCACGCGGATCATAGGTGTAGGTAGTTTGTTGAGTGCCGGTAGGTGGCGTGATGGTCAATACGCGATTCATGGCATCGTACGTACGCGTTGTTTGCGCCGCACTGGAAACATCGCCCTGGCCACAGGTCCCATCGGTGATGATTTGTCCCTGCGCACTCCATGCGAGGTTGTTTGCCGCGTCATACGCCATCACTTCACTACCACTCTCCGGTTCAGTCATGCGGCACAAGCGGTGATAGGCGTCATACATCAGCATTTTGCTAACACTGTCGTTCTCACTGCCGTAGGCACCTGACTGTGTAATGGAGGCCGGGTTGCCATAAATGTCCCGTACGATCGACTGGCTGACACCACCCGGTGCGTTGACCTGAATCGGATCCTTATAGCTAGGTTCGTCGAAGACCTGATAGTAGGCCGTCGTAACATTGCCTTTCGGGTCCGTGACTTGCTTGCCGGCACCCGACAGATAGGCTGTACTCGTTGTTAGCGGACCTAGCTCGCTGTCTTCCTGGCGCTGAGTTTCGCGCCCCAGCGCATCGTGGACATGATGGACTCCAGTAGTGATAGTACTGATGTCCGGTGTACCGCTGACGGGATAAGAATTAAAGGTAACTGCACCTGTCCAGTCATAAGTCGTCGCCGTACTTACGTCGGTATTTAGTAGCCCACTAAGTGCAGTGTCATGCAGTATCGGGCGTAGCAAGGCGTCAAAATAAGTGGTCTCATCGCCATTTCCGTTGGTAGTGATCCGATCCCAATGCCCTGCTGCAATGCCGCGCTCAGCAGTGGTCACAAACTTGTAGTTAAAAAAGTCAGCATTCCATGCTGCCGAACCGTCTTTTGGGTAGATAATAAAGCTGATACGACCGATGGGATCGTAGTTGTATTGCGTGGTAAAGCCAGCTTGATCAGTGACTGAGCTGATTTCTCCCAAATCATCCACCACTAGCGTCTGGCTGGTGCTGTCCGGATAACTGATCGACTGCGGAATACCACGGTAATAATTGCTTAGATTGGTGGTGTGGTTGTTGCCGTCGGTAAAGCTCGCCAATTGTCCGGCGCTGTTATAGGTGTAGCTCATCATGAACTCACCGAAGCGCGCGCGCGATTGCAGCAAGTCCTGACCGTTGTAGGAGTTGCTCGATTCCGTCTCGCCGGTTGTGACGTTGGTGGCCGTTTGCGGCAGGCCCAGCACCCACAGGTTCGTATCGTTGAGATAGGCCGTGGTCTCTTCGATCGAGGACTGCCCGGCGATGTCGTTGTAACGTTTGACATCGGTAGGCTGCGCGTAAGCGTTGAAGGCCATCGCTTGCCAGGTGTAGTTCTGGCCATCCTGAGTGG